CTGGCGATATCTGGCCGTTGGTCTTGAGGACGATTCTCGCTTTTCGGGCCGCGCGCCGCAAGCGCACGCCAAGATGGAGTACCAAGTCTTCGCGTGATCGTCGAAACCGACGCCATCGAGCTGCTGGTCGATGAGACTGACGACCCCTACATGGGGCCGGTCGACTACGAGATCGCGGCCTGGATTGAGCATCGGGTGCCGCACACGACGAATCTAGAGCCGGCGCGGTGCATTGCTTTTCGACGCCGCGCCGATCGTGAGATCGTTTACGGCGGTGCATTCAATGAGTACCGCGGCCGCGATATCCAGTATCACGCCGCCTGCGACGACCCGGCTGTGCTGACGAGATCGCGGATCAGGCTGTTATTCGCCTATCCGTTCACCCAGCTCGGTGTCGAGCGCATCAGTTGCGTCGTCGCGGCGAGCAACCGTCGCAGCCGCAAGGTCATCGAGGGTCTTGGCTGGCGTCAAGAGGGCGTCATCCGGCGGTTTTTTGCTGACGACGAAGATGGTGTTTTGTACGGAATTCTGAAGACAGAATGCAGATGGATCGAAAATAATGGGTAAAAGCGCGCCGCAACCAGCCCCGCTTCCGCCAGTCCCGCCCCCGTCGCCACCGACGCCTGTCCAGGCTGTTGGGGAGCCGGTGGGGGAGCCTGGAGGAACGCCGACCGAGGAGTTAATCAAGGGCGCCAAAACCGTGCCGACAACGCCGTTGGATACGGCGACGGCTGCTCGGGAAGAAGAGATGGCTCAGGCTCGCAGAAGAGGCCGCAAATCAACGAAAAAGACTGGGCCGCTCGGCTTGCTGGGACCGGCGAAAGTGTACAAGAAGGGGCTTCTCAGTGACGGCGAGGAAGACCTAGCATGAGCAAGCTTGTCGGTGGCAGGCCATCTATGCCGCCGGGGTACGAGCGGGTTCAGACCGGGACTCGGACGGAGTACGTCGGCCCGCGAAGATATAAGCAGCCTGGCGAGACCATTGACGAGCAGGAGTATGCGCGGCGGTTGAGCGAGTTAGGCCAAGCTCCGGCGAGAAGGTCGGCCCCATCGCAATGGGCAGGCAGTTCACCGTCCCGGCCGAGTGGTGAGTCTTACATGCTTCCGGCCTTCATGGGTGGAAGCCCGGCCAGTCGGCGGATTGATCCGCGCAAGCAATTCGAATCTTCTTGGCGCCGGCGAGAGGTGCCGACCTGGGAGATTCGACCGATCGCTACTGCAGCACTTGGCCCACCACCGGGTGTGCCAGCGCCGGCTGTGGCTTCATCGGCCCCTCCCCCCGGTGGACCGCAGCCGGCGTCTCCCGGCGAGCCGATCACTCCGGCGAAGAGCGTCATGCCGACGAAGAGGATCACTCCGGCGCCCGTTGTGCTGGACAGTGTAACAAAACGGAATGGCGCGAGGCCGTTAGGCAAGGGCCGAACGAGCAAATTCTTTATTAAGACGGGGGCCGGCTTGATGGCTGACGACGATGAGAAGAAGAAGCTGACGTTGGGAGCCTGATATGGCGCGGAATGAACGCGAGAGGAAGAAGGTTGTTATCTTGCTCGATCGCTTTGGGACGCTGGTCACTCAGCGGCGTGTGTGGGAGAGCCACTGGCAGGAAATCGCGGATTATATAGTCCCGCGGAAGGCGGACATCACCCGGCGCCGCACCGATGGCGAAAAGCGCACGGAGAAGATTTTCGATGGCACCGCGATCCACAGCGCGGAGCTGCTGACGGCGAGCCTGCATGGCATGTTGACCAGCGCCTCGATGCCCTGGTTCCAGCTCCGGTTCAGCGACCCCGATCTCGCCGCCAACGATATGGCTAAGGAGTGGCTGGAGGGTACTGAGGGGAGAATGTACAACGCCTTCGCGCGGAGTAATTTCCAGGAGCAAATCCACGAGCTATACGCCGACCTGGTCGCGTTTGGCACTGCCGTGATGATGATCGAGAAGGACGACATCTCACAGCTCCGATTCTCGACCCGGCATATTGCCGAGTGTTATTTGGCCGAGGACGAGCATGGCCGGGTCGACACGGTGGTCCGCAAGTACAAGATGTCGCTCAGAGATGCGCGCCGCATGTGGGGCAAGAACATCGGCCCGGTTCTGGTGGCGAAGGCGAAAGATAGCCCATACGAGATGCACGAGTTTGTCCACGCAGTGCAGCCCCGAGATGAGTACGACACCGGGTTGTCGGACAACCTGAACATGCCTTGGATGAGCTGCTACATCGATCCCGAGAACCACTGGCTGATTCACGAATCCGGCTACTCCGAATTCCCTTACGTTTGCCCGCGTTTCTTGAAAGCCTCTTTCGAGCAGGGCTACGGGCGCAGTCCGGCGATGACCGCGCTGCCTGACGTGAAAATGTTGCAAGAGATGAGCAAGACGACGATCAAGAGCGCGCAGAAGCAGGTCGATCCGCCGCTGTTGGTCCCGGACGATGGCTTTATTCTGCCGATACGCGTTACGCCCGGCGGGCTGAACTTCTACCGCAGCGGCACGCGTGACCGCATCGAGCCGCTGATGACCCAGGCCAATACGCCGTTGGGCTTGGCGATCGAGGATCAGCGTCGCGAGGCCATCCGCCAGGCGTTTTATGTCGATCAGCTAATGCTCAGAGAGTCGCCGAACATGACGGCGACTGAAGTGATCGCGCGGAACGAGGAAAAGATGCGGCTGCTCGGGCCGGTCCTTGGGCGCCTGCAAGCTGAGATGTTGCAGCCGTTGATCAAGCGTTCGTTCACGTTGCTGGACCGGCAGACGATCGATGGCGAGCCGATCTTTGATGAGCCACCGCCGGATTTACAGGGGCGTGGCGGTCTCGACATCGAGTACGTCAGCCCGCTGGCGAAGGCGCAGCGGCAGGGCGAACTGAATTCAACGCTGCGAATGTTCGAGATCCTCAATCCCCTGGCGCAGCTCGACCCCGGTATATTCGATTACATCGACATGGACGGACTCGTGCGATTTATAACCCGCACCATCGGCGTGCCGGCCTCGGTCCTGCGATCCGAGGGCCAGGTTCTCAACATGCGCGAGGAGCGTGCCCAGGCAGCGGAGGCGCAAGCCCAGCTCGACCAGGCAAGCCAGGTGGCTGACGCCGCCGGCCGCGCCGCGCCGGCGCTCAAGGCGGTCGGCAACCTGGCGCAAGGGCCGAATATCGCATGACGCCGCAAGAGATCACGCAATTACGGGTGGCCTATCGCCTGGTTTTCGGTACGCCGGACGGGCAGCGTGTTCTCGCGGATTTGCAGAGCCGTTGCAATATTCACCGATCGACGTGGAGTGACAAGCCAAACGAGACTTATTTTTTAGAGGGCCAGCGCATGGCAGTCCTGTGGATCATGGACATGCTTAGAGACGAAGATCGTAGACAACTGCCACAAGACGCAGAGGAGTAAATTGTGAGCGATGTCGCAGAAGCTCAAGAGATAGCCCCGACTGAGGGGTCTGGCGAGACAGCAGCAGCAGCAGACTGGAAGGCTGGGTTGAGCGAGGATTTGCAACGCGATCCTTCGATCGCGCATATCCCCGACGTGGCAACGATGGCGCAGTCCTATGTCAACGCTCAGCGCATGGTGGGGGCGGACAAGATCGCGATCCCTGGCAAGCACGGCACCGACGAGGAATGGGGGCAGGTCTACGACAAGCTGGGGCGCCCCGAGAACTCAGACGGATATGCTCTGGAGATGAATAATGTCCCGGAGGGCATGGCCGCGAATCCCGAATTGGTCGGTTGGTTTCAGACGACAGCTCACAAGGTGGGCCTGACGAACGCACAGGCCCAGGTCTTAGCCGACGAGTACAACACCATGGCCGGCGTTGCCGAGCAGTCGACGGGCGATCAAGCGCTCGAGGCCGAGGCTCGTGAGCAGGCCGGGATTCGGGAGCTACAGAAGGAGTATGGCAAGGCGTTCGACGCCAAGGTTAGTGTCGCCAAGGCGGTGCTGCAAGAGCATGGCGGCGCCGGTTTGCTCGAGCTGAAGCTCGAGGATGGTCGGCCTCTGGGGAGTCATCCTGATCTTGTTCGCACGTTCGCGAATCTCGGGACGTATTTGCAGTCGCGCCTTGGCGAGGATTCGATCGCGGGGACGCCGAAGTCAGACGGATCGATGACGCCGGCCGACGCTCAGCGCGACCTTTCGAAGATAATGACCCTCGACGGGCCTTACGGCGACAGATCTCATCCCGGTCACTCCGCGGCTGTAGCCGAGGTTGGCCGACTGATGGAGTTCATACATGGAGACGGCGACGAAGCAATTTAGCGACTCCGACCTGCGGTTCATGGAGTTGCGTGCGAGAGTTCTCGAGGTTTCTCTGCAATCCGCGGCCGGCGGCGCAATCAAGTCGCCGGTTGAGTATTGCGAGGAAATGTGGGCCTGGGTTTCCGACGTGGGACAACCGCCGACGCCGGCGGTCTCGCCGAGGAAAGCCAGGCGCGTGAGCAGTCGGGATAACGCCAGCGTCAAGGCGCCCCGCTGACAGCCGGAAAGACGGCGGTCTAGTCAACCGGATCGACAGGACAGTCCGCAATCCTGCGGATAGCTCTCCGAGAACACTGTTCTTGGAGGTAGACGATGTCTACTCAGATCACGACAGCCTTCGTCAATCAATTCTCGGCCAACATTGCTCTGCTGTCTCAGCAGACGGCGAGCAAGCTGCGTAAGGCAGTTCGCGTCGAGAGTGTGACTGGCGAGAAGGCTTTTTTCGACCAGGTCGGGAGCGCGGCGGCTGTAAAAAAGACGTCACGACATGCCGACACTCCGTTGGTGACAACGCCTCATTCACGTCGGATGGCTACGATGACCGACTATATATGGGCCGACCTCATCGACGATCAGGACAAGCTGCGGATGTTGGCCGATCCGACGTCGACGTATGCCCAGGCGGCCTCATCGGCTCTGGGCCGCGCGATGGACGATGAGATCATCACCGCGGCGATCGGGACCGCCAAAACGGGCGCGTCGGGTTCGACCTCGACGACCCTGCCGGCGGGACAGAAGGTCGCTCATGGCTCTGCCGGCTTGACAATCGCCAAGCTGATCAGCGCGAAGAAGATCTTGGATGCCAACGACGTCGATCCTTCAATCAAAAGGTGGATCGCCGTCAGTGAGCGACTTCAACACTGTGAAAGCACTCGCTACCGGCGAGGTGAATACTTTTGTCGGATTCGAGTTCATCAACTCGAATCGGCTCAACACGGATTCAACCCCGAGCAGGCAGGTGTTCGCCTGGGCCGAGGATGGGATCACGTTGGCCTTGGGGTCTGACATCAAAACCAAGATCGACGAGCGACCGGACAAATCTTATTCCATGCAAGTCTTCGCCCAGCTAACCGTGGGCGCGGTGCGGATGGAAGAAGAGAAGGTCGTCGAAATCGCGTGCAACGAGTAGCGGGAAAGGAGAGACAAGATGGCTAATGTGAACACAGATCTCGTCACGAATTTCCTGGCGAGTCCACCGACCCTTGCCCCCACCTATCAGCTTGGGGGATCGATGAGGGTCGCATCCGGTACGGTAGCTCTCGCCGCTGGCGATCTATCGGCCGCTGATACTGTAATGTTGGCACAGATCCCGACCAACGCATCGATCGTGAGCATCAAGTTGTACAACGACGATTTGGACAGCGGGACCACCAACACCTGCAATGTCGGTCTTTACACCGCCGACGGCGACGTAACTGCCAAGGACGCCGACGTCTATGCGTCCGCGATCACCGACCTTCGCGGGGCGGTGCTCACGGGGACGGAAGTCGCGTTCGAGGCTAGGAACGTCAACCTCATGGGCCAGAAGGTCTATGAGGATGCTGGCGATTCCACCGATCCCGGCGGGTTCTACCTCGTCGGGTTGGCGTTTCCGGCGGCAGGCGATACGGCCGGCGATTTGTCCTGGCTGATCACCTACATCACCGACTGATGATGATGATCTGGAGGGGGGCTTGCCCCCCTCCTTTTTTCTACACGGGATCATGGGCTTAGCGGAAACAACTTAGCTGCACGCAGGGCAATATGACGTCGAACGTCGATATCTGTAATTCCGCGCTGAATATGGTCGGCGCGAGCATCATCACCGCGTTGACCGAGGAGACCAAGGCGGCGAGGGTTTGCAATCAGCGCTATCCGTTTGTCCGCGATGCGGTGTTCCGCGCGCATCCCTGGAATTGCCTGATCCGCCGGGTCAAGCTCGGGCAGGACGCGACGGCGCCGGCCTACAAATACGCCTATCGCTACACGCTTCCATCCGATCCGTATTGCCTGCGCGTGCTGACGATATCCGATGACGGCGACGACGAGCGTCGCGATATCAGCTTCAAGGTCGAGGGCAATCGGTTCCTGCTGACCGACGCGGGCACGGTCTACATCCAATACATCTCCCGCGATGAAGATCCGAATCAATATGACTTCTTGCTGATCGAGGCGTTGGCGGCTCGCATGGCAAGCGACATCGCCTACCCTCTGGTCGGCTCATCGACGCTCAGCACGAATCTGTTCGCGATATACGAGATCAAATTAAAAGAGGCGCGCTTCGCCGACGCGCAAGAGGGATATCCCGACGACATCATCGCTGACACCTTCATCTCGGCGCGATTCTAATCTATGGCGCAAGCGTCTCCTGCGTTCACGGCGTTTACCGCGGGTGAGTTCTCGCCGCGTCTGCACGGCCGCACCGACCTGGCGAAATACTCTAGTGCCGCCGAGGAGATCGAGAACTTTATCGTTCACCCTCACGGCGGCCTGACCCGCCGGCCTGGCACCGAGTATATTGGCGAGGTCAAGGATTCCAGCGCGATCACCCGGCTGATCCCGTTCGAGTTCAGCACGACTCAGGCTTATGTGCTCGAGTTCGGCAACCTGTACATGCGGGTTTTTAAGGACGGCGGCAGGGTCGTCGACGCCAACGTGACCGTCTCGGGCGCGACCAAGGCGAACCCCGCGGTGATCACCGCGACATCGCATGGGTACTCCAACGACGATCATGTCGTCATCTCGTCCGTGGCGGGGATGACGCAGATCAATGATCGCACGTTCAAGGTCGCGAGCGTCACCACTCACACGTTCGAGCTGTCCGG